ATCTTCGAACGCTTCACTAAGACCCACTTTTTTGCTTGTGCCTTTAGTACGCACACCTGGATACGCTGAGAAGACATTATCACTGGTATCACCACGCATACATTTTTCGAATAACAACCATTCTGGATCTGGGATCGCTTTTGGCTCTTGTGTTTTCTTGTCGATAACTCTTTTACCTTTTGCATCAAAGATACCTTCGTGTGTAATTGTAGTTTCCATAACACCGTTGTACTGTTTCACATTCGGTGCAATTAATTGTACAAAATCAGTGTCTGTGCTGATAACCACGTGGTTATCATTGGGATGTGTTTGAATCCAGCCAGCAATTAAATCATCAGCTTCTAATTGTGGATGTTGTAGAACCGTACAGTTAGTTTTGTCTTTGATAAAATCTTTAAAGGTATCAAATGCTTCCCAGAATACTTTTTCTTCTTCTGCTTCACGTTCTGTATGTGCCGCTCTAGCTTCAGCACGTTGGGCTTTGTAGGGTTTATAAAAATCTTTACGCCAGCTACGCCCCTCTAAGCAGAAAATAACGTGACTGCCTTGAAAATCTTGCCAGGCTTTTTTTACACTATTTAAAGTGATGTGAAAAGCCATACCTAATTTGATATCAGCGTCTCCGTTAATAACGTGACGAGCACGAAAGAATGTGTTTGCAGTATCAACTAAAATATATGTCATAGATTCTTTTTACGAATTTCATTAATATCAATAACGCCTGTGTTTACAGGGCCTCCAAGATCTCCGTCAACTACTACATTGGAACATAGTTCACGGAACCAGCGATCTACAATTTCTTCTTCTTTATCACCGTCGAAACCATATCCCTCTTGCTTTAATTTTAACACAAAAAGGTCGTTCCAGTCAAGCTCAAAAAAGCCGTTGCGTACATTTTCTTTGTTGACATGAGTGTTAAGAACACCTACCCAGGGTTCTTTTAATTTGGTTGCACGATCTTTTGGACTTAGTTTGGCAGTTTCTTCTGCTTCTTTAGCCCGTTCTGCAGCCTCAACTGCATCTTTAGCAATCTTAGTTGAATCTTCAGCCAGTTTAACTGCGGCAGCAGTTTCGGCTTTAATTTTATCAATGCCAAACAATTTTTCTACAAAGCGTTTCATTAGGTTCCCCACTCATTCTTAAACAACGGCACTTGCAGTCTATCACTGTAGCGCAATCCATTCTTCATTGCTAGATCCGCTACACGACGATTGTTTAATGCATAGACACTTTCTACACCACCTACAGGCATTAGATAAACGTGACCTGTAAATCCTGCCTTACGATATGCAGCAATGGCGCATTCTGCATCATTGAAGTCTTGTTCAGTAGCAATAACAAATTTTAAATATGCTGTACCGTACTCTTCGTATTCACAAACAATCTCAGGGCATATTGCTTCATCCCACTTCTCGCCACTGCAAGGAAGTTTAGCACTTACACTAAATGTAATCTCACGCCAAAAGTCTTTATTGTGATGTGATTTCCAAGTATGCAAATACAAGGCAAATTCTGGAGTTAACTTTTGAGTACCGTTTGTTTCGAACGTAATCTCTTTTAAGTTAGACATCTTAGGATGGTCTAACAAGTCTGGATAAGCACGTTGCCAACCTAGTAAAGGTTCACCACCTGTAATAACAAGATGTTCGTCCTTCCATTCGCCATGTGGAATAATCTCTGCAATGCGATCTGCGATTGCTTCACTTGTCAGCATTGGCGACAACTCTTTAAACTCGGGCATCCAACTTGCATAGCTGTCACACCCTGTACTTACTAAAGGGAGCTCTTCATACTTTTGAAAAGGTGTAACCAATGAATGTGTGGCTGCGATACCAGCAGCCTCCATACTCAATTCACCACGTGGCATACCAAACCCTGCACACTTAAAGTTACATCCAAATGTACGTAAGAACACAGAAGGAACACCCATATAGCGTCCTTCACCTTGTATGCTGTAAAACAGCTCTGCGATTTTAATTTTACTCATAGTTTATTATACACTCTTTTTCTGTAATTGCCAAGAGCCATTGCCCTGATCTAGCCATTCTAATGTGTCGCCTTCGCTCCACCCTTGCAGGTCTAGAACTTCTTGTGGGATTGGCATAATGAGATCACCTGTATCTGGATCTTCTTCAAGAGTAACAGTCCAACAAGTCATGTTATCATTCCTGGTTGTGATCTACGCTTACGACATTCTTGTTTTACTTCATTAGGCACATCGGGATGCCATTCGGCTATACTGCAATCGTATACCTTATATTCTGGCATGTCTACTTGAGAAAGCACAAATACCCAAAGGCCGCAGGCAACAACAAATCCAATAAGATATTTCATTATGATATAATTATCTCGGGTATGTTAATCATTCGGAATTTGGCGAAATCTTGATAAAAAACTTTCTTCATAGCAGCTATATTCGTTAATTTCTTTATAGTCTTTGTCATCTCGAATATAGTGAATCCAAACATTGCCATCTAAGACAGTTCTGCTTAATACTCTAAATTCTTTTCCATGGGAATCAACCCATTTTGTTTGTTCAAAAATCATTTTTATAATTTCCTTTTTCTGGAATAACGTACCTTACCCCGCCTCTAGGATCTATCATATCGCCTTTACGTCTTGGAATCAAATGTATGTGTGGATACATGACAGTTTGTCCTGCAGCCTCTCCCCAGTTGATGCCAATGTTAAATCCGTCCCACTCGCCTTTCTCTACCATCTCTTTGCCGTGTGTTAATGCATCACCGAAGCAATCGACAATCACTCCATCCGCAGTATATTGAGGGACAAACAGCAGATGTCCGTCAGTTACTGGGTACTTATCTTTAAATACTTTAACATGAAAGTCTTCTCGAACTAGATCGGTCCAAGGTGCAACACCACTAACTTCCGCATCTTCTAATGTGTATTCTTCTTTCATCTAGTCCACCATTCTTCGTAGGGGAATTCAATCCATACATCTTTTTCTGCCTTGTTTACTTCCATACCCCAATAGTTCATCCCTACACTACATTGACTAGCTAGATTGTCAACTACTACTGCAAATCGAACATTATTACCCCATATGTATTCCCAACGTTCATCGTAAGGAAAACAACCACTCGGCCAATCATTCATAATCCAGTTTAGTGTGCTACCTTGATCGTTGATATCGTCAACAACAAGAATGTTCTTGCCAGCAAACGCATCTTCAGCCATGCCTAAGTTACTGGTACATTCTCCGCCGTCACGTAGGCTAACATCTAGTGATTGCATAGGAATATTTAAGTAGTGGCTGATCATAACAGCAGGCAACAGGCCGCCTCTAGTCAGTCCTACAATATAGTCTGGCTTCCAATTATCTGCTGCAAGTTCTCTACAGATACCAGCAACTAGACCTTTAAATTTTGTATCATCAATTACGAGCTTGTTCATATCTTTCTTTCAAATATTGTTCGTGTTGTACCCAACGACCGTTAACATCAAACCCCCACTCACGTTGCTTGGGTCCTGGCATAAAAATAGTCCAACAGTCGACATCTGACTCAAGTTCAACACGGTGAAAACTGTTTGCACTACAAGTTCTAAAATGTCCAGGACCACGCCAAAAACGACCTTTGGGAGTAGTTTCCCAATAGCCGCCTTTAAGGATAAGTGTGGCATATGGCCAAGGATGATCGTGAAGATCATCTGGATCACCTTTTAAAAATTTATGTAAAAATATATTAAAAGGAAAACGCTCTCGTTCTTTTAAAAACAGATAATAGCGTTCTAGATAGGGTTCGTCTGATTCACGATCCATAACAACACGCTTGCGGCCTATACGTTCTAAAAGATCAAGAAACCATGTCATTCTACATCCTCACTAAACCATTCGTCTACTTTGGCTTCTGCTTCGTCTTGCGTTAATGCTGGTACAAACAGTCTTGCTGGTTGTCCTACAATATGTTGAATATTAAATTTAACAACACCTGTTGGAATACGTGTAAACTCTCGTTCTACAATAAATTCTTGCATATTTTTTGCACGATCAATTAATTGATCTGCTAAGTCTTTTGCTGTGGTCATCGTGGGGCAAACTCCTGTTGTAATTTAATGTTGTCAAAGAACTCTTTCTTTGT